TTATTGTGTGTCAGCTTTCTGACATGGCGCAGCAGCTTTCTGACGAGGTTGTCTCTTCGTTTTTGCCCTTGGATGTGGCGTAACGTTCTCGACGTCACCTGGCTTAGCAATAAAACGCACAAACGTTTCATGGCTGACGAACGTTGCTCCACAATTGATGTTCTGACATTGGTTATAACGCTCCTTTGTCTGGCTTGAGTGCTCGAAGCTGCTACGAGTATGCGCTGACTGACCACACAGAGGACACTTAATCATATTGTTCACCTTTCTTGAAATAACTGTCTCGAAATAACACCATCTCGTCTGGTGAACAATATACCAAAGATCTCATATTGAGATCAAACTTTTATTTCGACATCCTCAGTTTTGATTTCAAAATCATCAATTTTAAGTTCGAGATCCAACGATGTTGTAAAGCCACTGTCATTAAGATTGTGGGTGACTTTGATGATTGTCCAGCTAGTCCCATTAATTTCCGGCTTAAATCCTTCAATCTGAACGGGTGTTTCAGGGTAAATGTCAGCGCGTCCCTTTGCTAAGGCAATAGAAAACTCCGCTGCCCCCCGCTGCATCTTTTCCCAAACAGCTTTGGCAGCACGTTCCGCATTTTCCTTGTTAGAATATACACGGGAAAGTGTCAGAACATTTTCCTCAGCTCCCACCAGATAGTTTGCGGACTTTTTCTGTACCTTTGTTGTTTGATGATGCTCAGTCGTTGATTTTCTCTGCTTCTCAGAAGATAGACTTCCCCCAATATCGATGTTCTTTTCTCTATCGATATTTCTGTTATCTCTGTTTTTTCTTTTACTTTCTTTTTGTCCCTTTTTAATGTAATCGGGCTTATCCTTTACTTTTGTTTTGTGACTTTTCTTCGTCAAATCGACGCCTTTTTTCTTCTCCAGACTGACCCCACCAGTCTTAGCAGGTTTAGCGGAGATTACTTCACGAGGAGACTCACTTTTACGATCTTTTTCCTTTTTAAAGGTTGAGGATTCTTTTTTCTGGGCAGAATATTTCTCTTTTGGGATAGGATTTTTATCTTTTTGAACAGGAATTTCATCTTTTTGGACAGGATTTTTGTCTTTTTTAGAGTTTCCCTTGCCCGATGATTTGTTCTCGCTGCTTCCATATTCAATGATAATTTCAACTTTCCCGCTCTTTGATTCTACCCGCTTCAATTTAACCGTCTGCTTAGTGGTTGTTCGTGTATCCTGCCATTGGGCAACAACACCGGTATAGGCTTCACGGTCAGACAGAGAAAATCGATGACTATCTCCTGATTCACGAGTAATCAGCACAGGCAGAATATTCTCACCACTCCCGGTCTTATTTTGTCCTTGACGGATAAACAACAATTCCCCATTTTTGACCGAAGCAATCGCCCCTTCCTGCTTTGCCACCCGTGTCAAAAAGCTCACGTCAGATTCATTGGTCTGATCGATGTGCATAGAGATACCCTTCAATTCCTCGCTGATTTTAAATGTCAGTTGGTTTCTCGCAGCAATCGTACTCACAATGCTCTCTAACGTGTGTTTATGGTAAGACTCTTCGCGTTTAACATTCAGATCACCTCGAAAATCAGCACTGCGGGCACGAATTGTCAGCCGATCAGGCGCACCGGTATGTTCAATTTCATCAACGACAAATTTTCCCTTTGGGGTTAAGGAGTCGCCATGCCATCCCAATTCCAATTCTAGAATATCGCCTCGGGAAGGAAATATAAGTTGCCCATCCGCATCATCCAACTCAATATCGAGCTGGTCTGATTCCAAACCGCGGTTATCTGTCAGCGTTAAAGACATTAAACGCGATTGGATGTTCCCTGTAATATCCTTCTTATTAGTTTCCAACCGAAAAGCTGGCGCACCTTCTTTACCAGTGACCAAATCAAATTGGGGAATCCAATCTGTGTTTGGTATCCTCAGTTTAAGATCTAGCATTAGGATGCTCCTTAATTTCACCTATGGCCTTTCTCGTAAGACCAGAAGGCTTATCCAATGATGTAGGTGGTTTGCCTTTTATATCAGATAATTGATCCTGTAAATCACCCAACATTTCAAACAAATTGTTATCAACGCGCCGTAAGGTCAGTGTAAAACTGATTTTTCTGGCCGCTCCGCCTGACATAAATTCCGTTTTTGTCTCATCAATGCTTTCGATAACGAACATTCCATAAATTGCGCCACTTCCATCAATGAAAGACCACGCCTTACCTCTGTCTGCCATCAATGTCAATGCAGTCAGTGAAAGAGAACCGCCTGTCAGTTCAGGATAAAGCTCCCCCGATAGCGTAACCGTATCATTATCTGAACCAATAAATTGCCATGCAGGCCGTGCTCCCACACGGCTATTGAAAGCATGTCTCCAACTTTGTTTATATTGGAAACTTTGGTATGGCGTTGTTTTCAACATAAAAACAAATAAACCAAGTGCAGCCATCATGAGAAATCTTCTCCTCTATCAGAAAGTGAGCTACGCATACGGGCTTGCTGCATACGTTCCCGTTGTTCCAATTCCTGCCTGACCACACGGGCAATATCCTGCGCGGACTGTCCCTGAGCGCCATAGACATAGATGTTATATTGTGGTGCCCCGCTAAGCTGCGGTGGCAGGCTTCGTTCTTTCTTCGCCTGAACAGCCTCATAAGTGTGAGCAGGCAGACTTTGCGCATGCAACGGTGCATCCTGTGCGGCAATAGGCAAAGACATTGAACTAACGGCAAGTCCCACGGCAGCGAGCTTCGCCGTATTTTTCCGGCTGGTTACATTGGCTGGGCCGCTAATAATTTCAGGGCCACGCTCACCCACAATGCCGAATTTTCCGGCTGAAATAGATCCGCCTGTATCATGTTTAGTAACTTGTGCCGCTTGTTGCGTAGTTTCGCTATTAGTTATTTCCTGTGATGCTTTTACAGCTACTTCCTTTTTATCATCACCTGACCACCATGATTTGAATATGTCAGTAATAGAGGTAATTTTCCCCTTCAAGGCTTCCCATTTTTCTTGAATACCCGTTAACAAGCTGTCGATCATATCCGAACCCGCTTTCTTTAATTTCTCTGGAATAGCTTGAACATCACTAACAATTTCATTCCATCTATCTGAAATTGATTTTTTGATGCTTTCCCAGATTTCCAAAGTATTCTGTTTAACGGATTCCCAAGCACCACTGATTTGGGCTTTGATATTTTCCCAAGTGGCAAGAACGCTTTGTTTAATAGATTCCCATTTCTCACTTAATAAGGCTTTAATCGCTTCCCAAACTTCTGAAGCGCTTTGTTTAATAGCATCCCAGTTTTGGTAAATAATGCCGATCAGTCCTCCATTCATGAAAAAGCTCTTGATACCTTCCCATGCGGCACTGACTATGTTTTTAATTCCCTGCCATACATTGCTACAAACATTTTTGATACCTTCCCACAAGGCTGTGAATTTTGGCCCCAACGTTCCCCAATTCTGCCAAATATAAATAGCAGCCATTGCGATAACACCAATAATGGCAAGAATCGGGTTCGCCATCATAGCCCGACCAATGAACATTATTGATTTTCCTAATACACGGAAAGTACTACTTAAAAAAGACAGGCCTTTTACACCAACATTTGCCAGAATATTTATACCACTACCCAAAACACCAAAAACTTTTTGACCAATATTCCCTAATATTCCAAGGCCTTTTCTTTGGTTTCCAAAAGTATCTTTACCTCCTTTGTTAGATAGCAAATCAGCGCCATCATTAAGTGAGCCAAAAACTTTGTTTCCGGTTTTACCAAAAAAATCCATAGCGGCTCTTAGCGCTTCTAAAGCCTCAGTTCCCAATTGTGCGAATACCTTCAAGCCATCTCTTAAATTCTCCATAGCCTGAATACCCACTTGAGCAAATCTATTCAGATTGGCTCTTAATTCTTCCAGAGCCTGAACACCAACCTGAGTAAATATATCCAGACTGGATTTCAACTTATCCAGCGCCTGAACGCCCAGCTGAGCAAAGAAACTGAGGCTGGCTTTTAACTCTTCTAAAGCCTGCATACCCAACTTAGCAAATACATCCAGGGGAGAGGTTAATTTATTCAGAGCCTGAACGCCCAACTGCACAAATGCATCCAGTGTGGATTTTAATTTATCCAGCGCCTGAGTTCCCAGCTGCGCAAATATATCCAGTGGTGCTGTTAATTTATTCAGAGCCTGAACACCCAACTGCACAAATGCATCCAGTGTAGATTTTAATTTATCCAGCGCCTGAGTTCCCAGTTGCGCAAATATATCCAATGGTGCTGTTAATTTATTCAGAGCCTGAACACCCAACTGCACAAATGCATCCAGTGTGGATTTTAATTTATCCAGCGCCTGAGTTCCCAGCTGCGCAAATATATCCAGGGGAGCGGTTAATTTATTCAGAGCCTGAACACCCAACTGCACAAATGCATCCAGTGTGGATTTTAATTTATCCAGCGCCTGAGTTCCCAGCTGCGCAAATATATCCAGGGGTGCTGTTAATTTATTTAGAACCTGAACACCCAACTGCACAAATGCATCCAGTGTGGATTTTAATTTATCCAGCGCCTGAATCCCTAATTGTGCAAAAAAATTCAGACTGGCTTTTAATTCTTCAAAAGCTTTAAGTCCCAACTGTACAAATGCATCCAGACTGGATTTTAATTTATCCAGCGCCTGAATTCCCAATTGAGCAAAAAAATTGAGGCTGGCTTTTAATTCTTCAAAAGCTTTAAGTCCCAATTGAGCAAATACATCCAGGGGAGCGGTTAATTTATTCAGGGCCTGAATTCCCAACTGTACAAATGCATCCAGACTGGATTTTAATTTATCCAGCGCCTGAATCCCTAATTGTGCAAAGAAATTCAGACTGGCTTTTAATTCTTCAAAAGCTTTAAGTCCCAACTGAGCAAATACATCCAGGGGAGATGTTAATTTATTCAGAGCCTGAATTCCCAACTGCACAAATGCATCCAGTGTGGATTTTAATTTATCCAGCGCCTGAACACCTAATTGTGCAAATGCATCCAGGCTGGATTTTAATTTATCCAGCGCTTGAATTCCTAACTGTGCAAAGAAATTCAAACTAACTCTTAAGGACACCAGAGCCTGAATTCCTAGCTGCGCAAAAATATTCAGACTAACTTTTAAAGATACAAAAGCCTGAATACCCAACTGCGTAAATATATTAAAACTGACTCTTAAAGAGTCGAATGTTTTTATACCAACATTTCCAAATAGTTGTATATAACCAACCAGAGTTTGAAATACTACTTTTACTGCACCAGTAGTTACATTCAAAACCGCATTAATTTTATTCAGAATACTAAATAAAATTGTTATCTTTGGATTGATATTAATGACCAACTTATCTAACAATGTAAAATTGTTAGTCATATTCCCCGTTACACCAAGATTAAATTCGTTTTTTTTACTGGATGAATTTTCCTGTTTGATAAACTGGGTAGTTTGAATAATATTAGCTGATTGACTGGCAGCACTAACCTGCATCGTTCTTGTCGAATTCTGCCGCACAGATAAAGATTGTTTAATTGTTTGATTATAGGCTTTAAGATCGGTGCGTATACGCGCAGCTTCCTGCGCATAACCCACGATAGGCTTTAAGCTCTCAACGGTCTTATTGAGTTTTTTGAACTGGTTATGAATTTTATCGACTGAATTTTCCAGCTTTTTATGATGCCGTTGAAAAGATTTAAAGGAACCGGTCAGCTTTCCAACGGCACTCAGCACCTTGTTTAGCTGTGACTGTATATTACTCATTTTCTGCACCACTTCTTAAAATGGCCCGATGTCGCCAATCCAACAGTTCCGACAATGACATTTCATCTGTCACTGCCGGTGACCAGTGAAAAACGGTGGCGATATCCGCCACCAATTCATCAACAGTTAATTGTTCTGGGAATCGGACTTGACCGATTTCGGCAACAAAAAATTGACCACCTCCACACTGAGATTAATCAGATCACCAGGTGACATCATCATTAGGTCATTTTTGGTCAATACAGGAGTGGTAACACGCGGCAGGACAAGCAGCATAGAATCCACATCCATTTCCAGCAGCGCCTGTAAACGTGCACCGCGCAACGCACCACTGGTAGGTTTGCGTACCATCACTTCCGTGATTTCGCCGTTACCTCGCGCCAATGGAGCTTCCAATTCGATGGTGCGCAGATCGTCATTTTGAGTGTTCAGTGTTTCTGTCATGGTTCAACCTTGTTTATCCGATTAAAAACCTGTCCCAGCAGGTATGGTTCAAACTCCGATGAGACAGGAAATAAGTTTTAAAAAATCTAATTGCTAAAAAAGCGATTAAAAAAGACCGATATTACGGCGATGCTGCTCCAGACGATCTTCTCCGCCCACTTTCTCAACCATGTTGATGGTGTCGATTTCAATCAGCTCTTCGCCATCCCATGTCAGTTTGAAATAAGTGTTTTTCGCGGTGATTTTGGTCTGAGAGTTATCACCTTGTTTATAAGTGCCGTGATCGAACTCCTGGAAGCGACCACGCATCACAACTTCAACCGCAACCACATCACCGGTATCTTCGCGCTCAAAAGAGCCAGCAAAGCGCAACATAACTCCATCTGCTGTCGCAATGCCCCACTGCTTATACAGTTGAGATTCAATACCGCCCAGAGTGAATTCCGCATCCAATGCGCCTTCATCCAGACCCAGATCCACCATTGCGCTGCCGTTCATGCCGGCGCCACGATAAGCTTCCAGCTTGCGGCTTAACTTAGGAAGAGTCAGTTCTTCCACGATCCCCTGATAGTTGTTGCCATCATTGAACAAATTCAGGTATTTAAGTTTGCGAGGTAATGCCATCAGTTAGCCCCTTATTTATTGATACTTTTAGCGAAATTCATCAGGTAACTATCTGTAATGCGCTGGCGTAACATCATGTTTTCCAGTGGCGGTACAGGTGTATAGTCGTAATCGATGGTCAGTTTGCCTGCTTTCAGGGTGTCTTTATCGTTGGCTTTTTCGTCATACCAACAACGGCCATCGATGATGTAACCACCAGATTTCAGTTCGCGGAACTTGGCATTAATACCTTCGATAATGTCGCGTACCAGTGATGGTGTCAGTGGTTTGTCGATTGCCCACATATGTGCGTCAGCCATGGTGTCAGCCAGAACTTGAGCGGTACGGGTGTAGCTTTCGAACTGGAACAGTGCGTCATCAGAGCAAGTACGGGAGCCCCAGAAACGGAAGCCGTTTTTGCGGATCAGCGTAGTGATGCCACTCTTGTTCAACAGATCAGCGTCAGTTGCGGTATCTTGCAGATCCCAGAAGACGTCAGCAGACAAACCGGTTACACCGTTAACACCCACGTTGGACAGTGTTTTGTGCCAGCCAGTTTCCTCGTCGATTTTGGCACGCAGGCCCAGAGCACGAGCGGTTGCATAAGCGATAGACTCGCTATTGGAAACAGTATCCCAGCTCAAGAAATCCGGCCAAATCAGCATCAGCTCACGCTGATTGAAGTTGTCGCGGTATTTGATGACTTCAGAGATATTTTTGCTGCCATAAGCGCTGACATACGCCATTGCTTTCAGCTTCTGAGCAACGCTGGCCAGTTCAATCGCAACTGCTTTTGAATCCAGACCCGGAACACCCAGAATACGAGGCTTAACGCCGAGCTGGCTTTGCGCCGCCAACAGTGCCTGCATACCCGTTTTCTTACCTGCATCAGTGACACCACCGATGATGTTAGAAACGGTTACTTCTTCAGATTCGCCCTCAGCCACACGAACAACGACGGTGACAGGCTGAGCCTGATCAGCAATCGCTTTCAGTGATGAGTACAAAGTTCCCTTTTTCCCTGCTTTGCCACTGGCGCTCATAACGTCAGTAATCAAAACTGGAGTGTTTAATGGAAATGTTTTTTCGTCTGCGTCAGGACCAGTACAAACCATACCCACGATAGCTGTGCTAACTGTGGTGATGGTGCGAGTACCTTCATTGATTTCCTGTACACGGACGCCGTGATGATAATCTTGTGCCATTTTAGCGTTCTCCTGTTAAGGTGTGCCGCTATATTGATGGATTGGGCGGGGGAAATCATTCGATGGGAAATGTGTGGTAGTGGATACAAATGTGTTTTGGTATTTTTGTTTTAAATCAATTATTTAAATGAATAAACATTAATTCTCAGGATGTTTTTGAGGATATTCAACAGGTGTTGTTGGATAGAAATCCAGATTGTTCAAATAACACACTCAAATTGATTATTTTTCACACGTCAATAAGTTCATTATTTATACTTATCCACATTTTTATAGGCAAATTGCTATTTTGGTTATTTTTTGATAGCCAAAAGTGGCTTATTTTGGCCGTTTTTTTAAGTCTTCTAGGTGTATGGGGTGGGATTTTAGCGTCGGATCGTTGGGATCAATAGATTGTGAAAAACCTCGGTTTAGCGGAAACCGTCGAAAAAGCCAAGAATGCGTATCCGATAACAGGTGGAAAACTAAATGGTGCATTAGTAGCTACAGGCATAGTTACATCTCAGGGTGATGGGAGACAACATCTTGCATTGTCAGATAGTGATGGACGAGCACGAGCATGGATTTATAAAGATAAAGGTGGAGATGGAATACATATAAATAATGGTTATGATGGTGGTGAAGAATGGATTTTAAATAAAAGTGGTGAAATGTATTGCCCTGGTACAATAAGTTCTTATTTAGAACATACCATTAGACATGCTGGTTATGGGAGAATTAATTACGTCCATCAAAATACTGGAGATTATATCTTATTAGAAACAACTGGAGATGGAAAAGGCATCTATTTCGTTCAACGAAATAAAGATAATAACAATCAATGGGTATTACGCTTTCCTCAAAAAGATGGAAATGTAGCTACCATTGATGATATTACTAATTATAGTAATACTCCTATTGGCTCACCAATTCTATGGCCTCATGCCACTCTGCCTCAAGGCTACTTTGAATGTAATGGCCAACACTTTGATAAATTACAATATCCCAAGTTAGCAGCCGTATATCCTTCTGGCACTGTACCAGATTTACGTGGTGAGTTTGTTCGAGGTTGGGATAATGGGCGTGGAATTGATAGTGAACGTACTCCACTCAGTTATCAATCACCAACTCTGATAAGAACAGCAGTTCTTGATTATGTAGGGAATGACGCCAACGGAGTTCGTGCAGAAGCTATTGGTATTCCTTTCGATAGTGCTGATTTTACAACTCAAGCACAGCCTAATACCGCGAAAGCACCTAATAATCAATCAATACCTGGTGGAAACACTGATTCAGGAATACCAGGAACAGTCTCTACAGCAGCTTTAGGAATGTCTAAGTGGGCTTCTTGGTGGTTTAGCACCCGTCCCCGTAACATCGCATTTTTATATATAGTGAGAGCAGCATAATGAAATACACAACAGATATTAAAACCCCTGATTTTGATGAAAATGGTTTTGCAACGTCTAATGGCTGGGTAATGGTTTATCGGACTAATACCGAAACAAGAGAATATATTTGTGCAGATATGGAGCGCACTGTCGTTGGCGTTAGCTTGTCTGCTGGAGCTTATTTAGATATCCCAGAATTACCAGAGTCAGGAGATATTGCAATTTGTCGGAGTACAGATGGTAAATCATGGATTAATATACCGGATTATCGTGGGAAAAATGCTTATCACATTAAAACCCTAAAACCTTTGAAAATACAGTCAATTGGAGAAATACCTTTTGAATTAACTCTACTAGAACCCAAGACTTTATTCGATAAATGGGATGGAAAACAGTGGGTAACTGATCTTGATGAACAGCAACAGCATGATTTAAAGCAAATAGAAAATCAAAAACAATCGCTGTTACAGGAAGCCGAACAAAGAATTATTCAATTGGAACGTAAAACCAGACTTAATATGGCATCAAAGGAAGAAATTGAGTTATTGCACGAGTGGGAAGTTTATAGTGTTAAGTTGATTGATCTTAATACTTCAGATATTGAAAAACTTGGTTGGCTTAAAAAACCAGAATGATAATCAGGGGCATAATGCCCCTGTAATTATTTTATTTTTGGTTGTTTCGGCCATTTGATATCTAGTGCCATAGTACAATCAATTCTATTTAACATCACCCTATATTTTCGCCATTCATTAAGAGCTAACCTTTCTGCCTCTGTAGCTATTTCCAAATCAACTGCATCTTGAAGTGGAGCAATTTTTTCTCTTGCTCTGAACATTAATTGCTGTTTTTCTGCCTCGGCTTGCCTTGTTCGTTCTTCTTGAGTTGGTGGAGGAATATCCCCCCATGCAGGTAAACCATCATCTCCAGCAATACGTACTTTACCTTTAGGGGGAATATTACTTACAAACTCGGAATAAACATCATCATTAACATCAATACCATCATCCGGCCATGAACCTGCGTTGATGTAATCTTTTTTTAATTCATAGGGATAAAACTGATTCTCTTTTGAACTATAAAAATACATGCTTTCTCCTATTAATATCCTATTGCTAACCAATAGATAGATGAATTTTGAACAATACTCCAATGCTCACCTGTTTGAAATATGAACTTATTTTTATCGAAGCTATGAATTATTATTGTAGGACTGTTTATATTATCCCTAGTATCGCTGTTAGTAATATTTGGCATTATATTAAAGCACATATTTGAAAACGGGATAGCAAAATTTTGCGTAAAGTTTGTTCCATGAGGTATTCCATTATGACCACCTAAATCATTTGTTTTATAAGGATTATTCCATTTACCCCACTGAATAATCAGACCTGTATCACCACATTTCCACCAACCATTAGGTTCTTTTTTGGTGGTGTTTCTAGTAGATGCAAGATCATCTTCTGTTAAAATACGTTTTTGTCCTTGAAATTTTCCATTTTCATCAAAAGCATATGTAGATATTCTAAATCTATCATCACCACTACTTCCATAAGAAAAAGAAATGCCTCTGGAGTGCTGAGCTTTTTCTACACTAGGGTGAGCTACATGAATGGCTAATGAGCCAAGGTTATCAACACCGTTAGGTCTTAAAAAACCTGAACGTCCTAAATGTCGTGCATTCGTATCTTCAAGATAATTTGCAGTTTTAGATAAAATATATCCCGAAGTTTTAGTACTCGTATTCAAACGGATAAAACGGTTATCAGATTCAGATTTAGTATAATTCTCATCCTGAAAAGCTAATTTTCGTGAGTTATGAGTTACTGAATCAGCATGTAGGGTTAATATGCTGTTAAGTTTTTCATTCGCAATATTAAAATATTTGACATTATCACTGGGAAAACCTAAATATGCACTTCTTTCTGCATCTTCATACCATGAAATATAATTATGCTTATCCTTATCATATTTAAGATGAAGGTTTTGTGTATTTATCGCTTTGAAGTCAAATGACTGATTATAAACTCCACCGCTAGCAGATACAGCACCTACTTCTCCAGCTGTAGGTTTATTTCCTTCATGATAAACCGAATGTCCTTTCACTCGGAGATTATCTGATTTCAGGCTCATCCACTCATTGGTTCCTCCCCTAGAGAGGCTATGCTGCCATTTGAAGTACTCGTTACCATTATCTGCTGTTTTAAACCACATATAAGAATCGGTATCACCATCTCCGGTGTTTTTAAAACCAATTGCGGCCATATCTGTATTTCTGCGCCAAGATATCTCACTGTCAGTAGAAATAGTGATATCACCGGTGACTTCGCCCCCACTGCGTGGCAACGCATTTTGTGCTTGGTTTTTGGTTTCCGCCAAACCGAGGTTTTCTACAAACTTCGGCTTGTTCGGAATATCCGCGCCATTCTGGTTTTTCTCCAGACGAGTATTCGCATTATTATTTGCATTAGCCGCATTCTGGTTTGCAGTATTAGCCAACTCCTTCGCTTCATTAACACGAGTATCTGTTTCGCCTTTGGAATATGCACCCACATCCCCAGAATTCAGCGCAATATCCGCATTCAGAGCTTTACCATTAACCTTACGTCCCGTTGGAACGCGGCCATCGGCATTATCATTTGCAGCTTTCGCCTGCGCTTTGGCATCATTCACCCGTGCATCGGTTTCAGTTTTGTTATATGCATCTACATCAGAAGCCTTAAGATGGATGTCTTCCGACAATGCTTTCCCATTCACCTTGCGACCAGATGGCACGCGACCGTTGGCATTATTATTCGCCGCATTAGCAAAATCATACGCCGTCTTCACCGCTTTCGGGGTTGCTGCATGGGTTTCACTGTTGCTGTCCACTGCGCTGCTCAGGATCACAAATCCCTTCTCTTTCAGCGTCGCGTCAGGATGATTACGGCTGTTCGAATGCTTCTGAATAGAGTCATCAACATATTCGCGAGTTGCCAGAACCACAGACGGGTCAACTTTCAATGTCACCGACTCAGTACTACTGACAATCAAAATCATGCGGATGGTCTGGGTACGACCGGAACCTTCCTGTAATTGTGGTTTGTAGCTTTCCGCGCAGTTCCCGACAGCAATCAGAATGCCATCTTTGTCAAACAGGCCTATTTCACGGATCCACCAGCCACCTTCACTTTCAGGGATAACCTGTTCAGAGATGATCTGGTTAGTGTTTTTGGGATCGATGCTCAACGTATTGATCGCGGCACGACGCTTTTCATTAATCAGTTTGGTCTGCTTAGTATCTGGTGTCGGCAAGCTGCCACCACCATCACCAACGGCCATATGGGTGATTTCAATTTTTGTACCCAATGCCGCAGCATTCGCCAACTTATCTGCGCCTAGCTGCGTCAGCAGCGCAAAATATTTGGTACTCATGGTCTAATCCTCATGTCATCAATAATATGTATGCCCATACCCACAACGTCTGAGCCGGATACTGTTACTTGTTCTGGGAAATAGGGGTAAACCACCAGCTCGTCACCACTGTAACTGGCTGCCGAGTAGTAATACTCACCGCGTGTATCCAGATTAATGTCTAACCCAATCAAATGACGGCTGACTGGCTTAGCATCAGAAATCAGTTTTTCCAGTTCTTCGAACATTTCATGGGTGATGCCGTTTTCCAGTACACCAATATCCAGCCGGAAGGTGCCTGGTACATCATTGGTCTGCCACCATTCCTTTACGCGAATGAGATACCCCAGCGGTTCAACGACCCGCCGAATTGCACCAATCGTTCCTTTATGTTTATGCAGGAATAGCGAGCTTTTGATCACTTCTCTTTTGATGCTCTCAGACCAGTGTTCGTCCCAGCGATCCACTGACCACGCCCATGCCAGATAAGGCAGCAACGTTGCCGGACAGGTGTCTGGATTCCACAGTTCACGCAGCGGCACTTTAATCTTCTGCAACTCGGCACAGGCTTTGGCCGCAGCAAGTTCTAGCTGGGTTGAGCCCATCGGCAGAAGGCGATCATTCATCTGAACCTCCCATCATCAGTGTGGTTTTGGTGCAGTAAGACACCTGAGTTTTATCCAGCACCACATCTTTCAGCGGGGCTTTCAGCTCCACACGCTGGATGCCTTCTACATGCAATGCGGCATAAATTGCCGACAAGCGAATGTCACGCCCTAAGCGATGTTGTGCTTCAACGTAGTATTTCAGCTTCTGCTCGGCTGCTTTGCGGATCGGTTCTGATTCCGGTGTCGGGAAGATATACAGCACCGCATCAATTTCATATTCCACAATGCTCGCTGACTGGACTTTCAGGCGATCCGCCACCGGACGCACGTTTTCGTCGTTCAGCGCTTTTTCGACTTTATCCAACAGCTCTTTCGATGCCACGCCTTTATCTTCACGGGACATAATGGTCACGGTGACATTGGCTGGTGACGGGCTGATAGCCGAAGCATCAGCAACCCGACCGTCCGCACTGCGGGCATGGAATTCATAGGAACCAACTGGCCCAGCCACACTCAAACCTTCAAAAGCCTGTGGGATGCGAACACGGTAGTCGTTGTCAGATTCCATTACCGCCGGTGTCGGTGGTACGGTGGAGTTATCCGCAGGGCTCAAAACCATTCGGACTACGTTATTGTTCACACCCAATTGATCCAGATCGCTACCTGTCGAATAGGCCACCATCACCGCACGGGCGGCTTCGTTGACGCGTTGACGCAAGAGCAATTCGCGATAAACGTTCTCTTCCAGCAATTTGACCAAAGGTTCTGATTCCAGTTGCAGAGTTCGTGCAATCGCATCCTGCTGTTCTTCTGGATAAAGCGAGATCAATCCTTCTTTGCGCTCTTCCAGCAGTTGTTCATAATCTAGTGGTTCCACCACATCCGGTGGTGGCAACTGGCTTAAATCGATTGTTGGCATGACTTACCTCACCGGGAATGGCTCACCGGAATAGAAAGTGAAAATTCTTTGGCGGATTGGTGATAAGTTCCCGCAATATCCACCACCATTTCACCGTTCTGCCGGGTTTCCATTGTGATTGACGTAAGCATCACACGTGGCTCCCAACGGCTGATGGCGGTATAGCTGGCCGCCATGACCTGAAGCCGGAGCGCCGGGTTCTGTGGCCAATCGATCAGTTCTGGCAGCAACGAACCGTAAGTACGGCGTGCTATGCGGCTGCCCACGGAAGTTAATAAAATATCGCTGACGGATTGCCGGACGTGGGCCAGATCTGTCAGTTCTCGGCCCGTCTGCCGATTCATTCCCAGATACATCATACGGGGCCTCCTGATGTGTCACCGCCTGACCTGACGCCGGTGTGTTTATGGGAATCCACGACCACGCCGTTGGAACTGAATGTGCCGCCGGTGTGTTCAATATTGCCCGTCATTTTGCCGCCATTGCGCACGATCAAATTCCCCGTGCTCATTAGCTGTGTACAGATGACTTCCGGTGTATCCAGTGTGATTCTGGTACTGGCGACACAGGTGATTTCCGGTGCGGTAATATGGACGGAATCCGAAGCAGTCACTGTCGCGGTTTTGATGCCGGTCACAGTCAATGCGCCTGATTGCGGTTCATATTCCATCACTGCACCATCCGGAAACTGGATATGCGTCGCTTCTGATGATGTCGATGGCGCCGGAAACTCATCTGAAAAAATCGCAGGCAATACAAAGGCGGTAGTCAGTTCTCCGCCTATGGACAGTAATAAAACCTGCTCACCGACACTGGGCGCCCACCAAGTGCGGGAGTTTCCCGCCCTGGATGTCAACCAGTTCAGCCAGTTGGTTTCAAGGTTGCCTGTTGCAACCCGGCACATACCCTTTGTGGTGTCCACTTGGGTGATGACGCCGGTTCGGATCAGGTTGCGCATTAAGCGCAGCAGTTCAGTGAGTTGTGTGTTCATGACGTAAGAATGCCATGAAAAAACCGGGCAGACATTAAACGGGGTTTGTAGGAAATGTCATACAAACCCCGTTTAAAAAACACGTAAAATCAATAGAATAAAAGCCTTCTTCCAACGTGAAAAAAGGCTTTTGGGGTCTGCTGAACGATGTTTAAGTGAAGGACAATATTTACGCTTTACATTGACGAACGACTTCAAGTACATATTGTTGCAGGTAATCTAATTTGGCCTGATCGCTGATGATTCCGGCTCGGATATCGTAAATAGCACGTCCAGCTTTTGCAGTGAGTTCGACTTGGGTTTCATCGCCCACGCTGCGGGAGCCGGTATCTCGGTTTTGGGTGAGCTGACAGGTAGCAAGATTGGCGGCGGCGATTTGCACCCGACGATGACCAGCGGCAATGTCAGCGCGTAAAGCGGCATTTTCTTCGGTAACATAGGTTAATTTTCCTGAATAATAATCATCCAATTGCGCAACCCGGCTCTGTGCATTCTTCATCTGTTGAATGGCGGCCAACGTCTCCGAATGCGCCTTCTGACTGATAGTAACAATTTGAGCAGCATGTTGCTGTTTCAAACCCGTCACTTCACTGAGGAACAGTGAACGGTGTCCCCACCAGCCAAAACATCCCCCAATGACAAGACTGACAAGTAAAGGTACTTTCTTCATCGATCTAATCCCCAGCAAACCAGTTCAACCTCCTGATCACGCCGCAGAACCTGGCCATAACAGCCATTCGGCTGTCCTTGGGTTTTTCGACAGTCACGTCCACCGTCATAGACCCAGCGTTTGATCTCTGCACATGCGCCTTTTTTATCGCCGGCGTTGAGCTTGCGATAAAAGGTGGAAGAAAAACATTTTCCGGGGCCGATGTTATACGGGCAGAAACTGGCAATACCGGCAATTTGCGGCTCAGTCAGCGGGACGTGGACGTTCTTTTTCACCCAATCAATCGCCCTGTCGGCTTCGATCCGGTTCAAAACATCACATTGTTCAGGCGCTAGTTTCATTCCCTTATATACCGCTTTGCCATCAATGCGCGTCACGCCGCGACATATTGTCCAGATGCCGCCGCCATCCTGATAGGCAGACAGTCGATTGCCTTCTTTCTCATCCAGAAACTGCGAAAGAATGACAGAAGAACTGGCGCCACCAATAATAAGACCAATAACCACCCGACTGAGTCTGGTTTTGATATCCTGCATATCACAGCTCTCTTGGTGCTTGATGTATCAGCTCGCTGACTATCTTGGCTGATTTCGACGCAGACTCGATATCCAGATTTTCCAGGATATTTTTCAGGATCAAGGTACGTTTCACCTGCTCCCGACGGTTAAGTCGATAGGTCAGGATACCGAGGGAAATGCTGGCGAACGCACCAAGTAGAAAACCCCACTCATATAAAGAAAAGCCAGAAAAAATGGCAGTAGTGCTGGCGCAGGCATAAGTTGCGTGGCTATATTTATCCATGCAGATCCCTTAATCCCAAAGCTGAATAATCGGCTTGGTAGCAGCAGGCATGAACTCCGGCATTTCAACTTTCGTTCCATGAGGCAATACCGCGCCAAAATCAGCCAACCCGGGGTTTGACAACAGCACACGTTCCGTCATCCCCAGCGTTCGGCCATAATGACGCCAGCACAAGGCATCAACCGTCTCATTTTGTTGTGCGATAACTTGCATACACTCTCCTTTTCTTTGCAGAAAATAATCAGTAAATCGGAGAGTTATGATCGAATAATCAGAGAAATACCTCAATGAAGTGGCATTGTTGGGAAAATAGTACAAATGAACATCGACGGATGTTGTAAATACATATTAAATAGCACGGGGGCAGGTAATAATTTCCTGCCCCCGTGCTACATAATCCATTATAATAATTTGTCATCCATTGAAGGATATCAACACTCTGTCGGGTTTAATCTGGCAGCCAGCTATCATCTTCCCAGACGCTTTGAATAAGTTCCATCATCTGGTCATGTTCACTACTGTCTTTGGTTCCTGTCACTCTTACGGAGCTACTGCTGCTAACTGCAATTCTAAAATGCGTATCGGGATACTGCGGTAAAATTCTTTTTTTCAGTTCACTTTCAAGTGCAGACATCACTGATTCAGAAACATTAGCTCGTTTATCGAAAAGTATCTCCACTCTCATCATTTTCACCTGCAAAATTTATTCGTCTGTTGAACCTGAATTTCTTAACGCTTTCTCGATCAATATATCGTTTTTTAAATCATTTTTATGGGCGTTAAGTCGGTTTTCATGAGGTTCAGATAGCTCAGCTATCCAGACCAACGCCAGTTCTTTGTCTTCCGCATGATTGCATTCGCAACTTGTTGCCATTCTGGCAATAAAATTAATACGTTGCGCTACCAATGATTCCATAAGAGAGTCCACTGATATACCCGCCTCCATATAAAAACTGTATGTATATACAGTACACGTAATGGGTGAAAAATTAAAGAAGTTTTTACCTTTTCTAGTGACTAAATGTGATAGTTAATACCTATTATGTACTGTCTTTGCAGAAATATTTGCCATATTGATTAGTTTATCATCCTCATCAATCCTGTAGTTTACATACCTCTTCATTGACCTATCTACCTGTCCATCCGTACAGTTATTGACAGAACTCCAAGAGGGCCATTTAGTGTTTCTTTTATAGACAATACGTCCTGATGTCGGAGCAGCATCAAATTTCGGTACAATAGTCCATTGGTGAATACGTGTGCAGATAAATTCCACACATGATAGAAATGGTGATGTCACTCCTTGTATGGTGTAAACATCTTCCCCATAAGGGCTACCAAACGGGATGTGTTTATAAGACAAACGAATAACCAGATCACGACGAGCAACCCACGGCCCACCCTGTGCCTGAATATAAGCTGCCCAATTGCCTTTATCGGCTGCCTGCAAAACCGCATTGACTTTGTTATCCGTTAAACACACTTCTCCAAGGCGACGAAGTTCTCGCCAAACGGAAACCGGCGCTCCACCGATTTGCTGAAATTGGCGAATGCGCCAGCGACTCGCCCATGCCGTCACCGATTTCGCCATATCGCGCAGAGGTGTCCCGGTTTGATGATCTTTTTCATCTTCCAGCGCATAACCATCAATATTTTTAGATATATACTTAGCGATATAGCCTGTCGCACTCCCTTTATCAGGATCTATCGTTCTGTAATCAAAACGCGCTTTTTTGGCATCATCGCGCTGCAATTCAGCTTTCTCTTCCTGACAAGCGTAATGCTCAAGGATCGCCCTGATCTGCCGCTGATGTTCCGGCAGCATAAACAGCAGAATATGCCAATGGGGAGTGCCGTCATGGTGCGGTTCCACCACTCTGAAACCAAATAGATTGATGCCGGCACGGGCGATTGCGGCACGGGCTTTTGCCCATATGCCACACAGGTAGCGTTGAGTATCGCGGGGTGTCGCGCCATTCCAATGTCTGACAAACCCGCCCTGATGCTGAACCGCATGGTATTTTGCCGGCGCCGTGATGGTATAGAATTCACCAACACACCCCATTTTGTCGGCGACATCTTCGAAACCGCGCATTCTGACCATCAATTCACAACGTCGAATAGCGGGATTCGCATTACTATGAACCACCGTTTCCGCCAGCGAGATCCGTTCTCCATTCTCATTTTCCAAATCAAAATGTTTGAAAAACTCACGGTTACGGCGTTTCTGTTCCAACCATTCACGCAAAGCATAGTTCGAAACATAAGGCGATGCGGTTTTTTGTACTTGCCCAACCGCAATTGCCATATGTTCAGACTGGATTTCACGCAGACGTTTTAACCGAAAATACCACCAGCGGGCAGACATCATCCGCAACATACCAGCACAAAGTTGATCAACAGATGGTACTTTACGTCCATGATTAAAACGCTGCCAGTAAGGAGGATTTGTACCACATTGTAAAGTCAGCTTCGCCAATAATTGGTATAACTTAGCGACACGGGGGAACAATTCACTTTCACTGTCAACCGGCGCAGCTTGATATTGTTGAGAAGACTGCAAGGAATAATGCTCATAGTTGCCTGCAATAAAAACAGATATTTCATGAGCGAGTTTCAAAAGCTGTTTGCGATCGCATGTCACCACCTTTTCCAATTGCTCAATAAAAGGAAAAGGGGCTGTGCCTGATATATGATGAGTGAATGAATATCTTGCCTTAACCAACTGCAACCGTGGCAAGACATTTTGTCCAACCGTTCTTCTCAGAAAGGTGTTCGCATCGCGGCGGCCTGAATGGTTAAAGATGCCAACATAACGGCGGCTGAAGTACTTCGCCAAAAAATCCGGCATCTGCCCGATATACTGGTGGCGCCATTGGTGATCTTCCGCGTTGACTTCCCATAATAAACGTTCAGCCATTGACACACCCTGCGGTATGCTTGGCTGAAACAGGCCAGACTGTCTGCCTTTGGCAATAGGATAATCACCGTTATCTTCAGTAGTGATAAAACCACTATTCATCAATTCCACCATATTAAGGATGTGCGAGTGCCTGACGTACTCATGCCATTTGTACAAAAAATGTGTTCAAAAAATGTGATTACTTAGATAACTTCAAGTACTTCGGAAACTGACTGACAACGACTTTAATATGATTCATTGCTTTGATCAGAGCCTGTTTTTCCTCTTGGGTAAAATGTTCAAGCTCACTCTCGTGGCGTGCACGCGGAATATTTGCCAAATAAAAAATGGCGGATAACGCCCGCTTGTTCTCTTCGTAATAACTGTCCTTTTTGTCGCGCATATCAGCAAAAAACCGGTTTAACTCTTTTTCATCGTCACCCCAGTATATTGCCCTGATCCGCGACAAATGGTTCAATCCTTCCAGCCGTTGGCCAAGGTTAATCTGGGCAAATTTTTCTTTTTCCATATTCGCCATTTTTTCCCTCACCGTTTTACCCCCAGCACTCTTCCCAGAATCCCTCAAACCATCCCCAAATCGCTGTCGATATCAGGTATAAAGATTGAAATCTGGACGTTCATGATGCAATATCTCTCAATGGTTTTCAGCTTAACCAATCCGGGCTCACGAAAGATCTCAATTCAAGAACTTTTGTGGGATACTAATACCCCTTATCTGTACTGTCAATGAAAAATACCAATATTGAGATAAAAATGGGGGCTGATAGTGGGGGAAGACCCGCTATTGAGCGTCTTGTCCGCGCGTATGGATTTAAGTCACGCCAAGCCCTGAGTGACCATTTGGGCGTTTCCAAAAGCACAATGGCAAACCGCTATCTTCGTGATAGCTTTCCAGCGGATTGGATCATCCAGTGTAATCTCGAAACTGGCGCTTCACTGCTGTGGTTAAGCACAGGTCAGGGAGAGATGTTTCCGGATGGAGAGAGTGGCAAAACAGAACGGCTGGAAGATATCATTGCGCCATCAATTCCTCGGATAAAGTTATCGGGAGGTAAACTGAACGAGGCCAATCCTGTGATCTTGGACAGCGAATTGATTTCCAAAGAGCTTAACAACCCGTTGGTTGTTGATGATGGCGTGACATGGTATCTGCTTGATGCTCAGGGAAACAATATTCAGGATGGCTTATGGCTGGTGGATATCGAAGGTATGCACAGTATCAAGAGGATCGCCAAAATTCCTGTCAGTAAAATCCGTGTCAGCGATGATGACGTCACTTTTGATTGTTCAGTCAGCGACATTCAATTCATCGGCCGCGTGGTTCTGGTGATATCCAGACAATAACGATCTGGGCAACAATATGGTTTCCATCAAGGTTATCCTGCCTGTCGGGATAGCCTTGATGATGTTTACCCCATGATGCCATCAACTTGAACGCCGGATCCGATACAGAACATGCTCTCTCAATCGATGACCTTCCGGTACTAAAGGATGTAGAAATGTTTTTTCGTCTCTGATCATGCCCAGTTTTTTCATCACGCTTTCTGAGCGGTAATTAAGTACGGAAGTCAGTGCTACAACTTCATCCAACCCCACTTCTGTAAACGCGAAATCAAAAATCCTACGAGCCGCTTCACACGTATAGCCTTTGCCCCAAAAGGGTTTATCAAGCTGCCAGCCAATTTCGACACAGGGATAACAGGGTAACTCATCACTGGGAATATTCAGCCCGATCATACCGATGAACTCACCATCCTGTTTTCGCTCAACCGCCCACAACCCCCAGCCACCTTGCGTTTCAAACTTACGGATCAAATTATCAACAAAAGTATTATTTTGTTCTTTATTCAGTCTTTTTAAAAAAAACTCCATCACTTCAGGATTGCTATTTAAGCGAAAGAAAGGCTCACGATCTTCTTCTTTCCAGCCACGGAGTAGCAATCTTTCTGTTTCCAATGTGATAATCAT